ACAGAAAACAACTGGACAGCTTATCATCAAGGAATACCCTACTGCATCAGCACATAGTAACCACTTTCGAGGACTGATCAAAGAACTTGCTATCAAGAGGTCATTCAAACCAGATATCATCTTCATTGACTATCTAAACATATGTGCATCATCACGATTTAAGGCGAATGGAAATGTCAACAGTTACATGTATATCAAGGCAATTGCTGAAGAACTTAGGGGACTCGCAGTTGAAACAAACGTCCCGATTATGTCGGCTACACAGACCACAAGGAGCGGGTTCTCCAATAGTGATGTGGGCTTGGAAGATACGTCAGAATCTTTTGGTCTGCCTGCTACGGCTGACCTCATGTTTGCGCTCATTAGTAATGAGGAACTTGATGAACTGAACCAGATTGCGGTGAAGCAACTCAAGAACCGATACAATGACCCTACCACCAATAAAAGATTCGTTATTGGTATTGACAGAGCGAAGATGAAGTTGTATGATGTAGAGGATGCACAACAACAAGGTCTTGCAGACTCTAATCAAGACACACTTGCACAACCAGTGTTCGACCTCACTGATTTTGCATCAGAGACAGATTTACCGTGGAAGGTGTGATATGTTTATGGATAAATTAATGGATAACTATGAAATCTCTCATTTACTTAGAACAACAATGAACTGGCCAGAAATTTTTGGTACAATTGATGCTTTAAAAGTTTTTGAGGGTGATCAGCATAATTTTATGAAAAGTGATATACAAGAGAAGTCAGCAGAAAAACATAGTGGTGGCTTACTTAAATATATTGGAAATAGAAATACATCCATTGGAAAAGATTATGAGGGTCTTAATGAGTTAAATGGTCTTATATTTGAATCTAAAGCAAATAAAACCCTGATACAAAAGACGAAGATTTATACCAAAGCCTTCACACTAAAGAATTTTCAAGGAAATTCCACTGGCATTCCAGAACAGACTTTCGATTATTTATTTGCATATGATTGTAGCAAATATACAGTATTACTTGCTTCTTGGGATGTTTGTATGAATAGTATGCATTTAAAAGAGAATGATGCAACTATAACAACTAGATTGGTAACTGCTCAATGCGATGTTCTTGCTAGAGATGTTATTCCCGTTAAAAAGGATGTTGATATGCTCGCAGAATATGAAATAATGGCCAGTAAGGCAATGTGATGTATGAACTAAAGGACTATCTCAATGCGATAAACTCTACTAAAGAAAAGCTTATGGATGATGAGGATGAGACATGGGAGAAGAAATACCCACCATTCATCGTAAATAAGTGTGTTGCACCATTTCAAGACACAATCATGCTAGTGAATGAGATTAACCAGTTACACCATCTGGATAAGAAACTTCAGTTTGATTTTTTGATAAATAGTCTACGTCCAAGGAAAAGGTACACCCCTTGGCTGAAGGCGACGAAATTAGAGAATCTAGAGTATGTTAAAGAGTTCTATGGATACAACAACGAGAAAGCAAAGGTTGCTCTTGACCTACTGAATGATGAACAAATTTCTGCCATAAAACAAAAGATGAGAAAAGGTGGAAGAGATGGAAGAAATTAGCTGGACACAAGAACAACTACTTGAAGTGGGACTAAATGAACCCGACGATTTTCTAAAGGTTAGAGAGACACTATCACGCATTGGTGTTGCTTCTCGAAAAGAGAGGAAACTATACCAATCCTGCCACATCCTACACAAACAGGGACGATATTACATTGTGCATTTCAAGGAGCTATTTGCCCTTGATGGAAAGAGAACCAATATATCGACAAACGATTTGTCTCGTAGAAATACAATCGCAAATCTATTACAGGATTGGGGGTTGATTCAAATAATGAGTGAAAGCTCTCATGAATCAGCACCACTAAGTCAAATAAAAATCCTCACATACAAAGAGAAGAATGAATGGTTGCTGGAGACAAAATACAATATTGGAAAGAAAAGAGAGACTTGACAGACAACTATAAAGGTGATATACTTATATAATGGAATTTTACACAAATGTGATTCAGCGTGGCAACTCTCTTCTGGTGAGGGGTGTCGAGGGTGGTCAGCGGGTATCCAAGCGGGTAAACTACAGACCTACACTATTCAACAAAGTACATGAGCATACAGGATACAAGACTCTTGATGGCCAAGATGTTCTTCCTCGTAAATTCGACTCCATAAAGGAAGCGAAGGCATGGGCTGAACAGAGAGAAAATCAAAAGATATTGTTCGGTAATACACAGTATCCTTATTGCTATATCAGTGATGAGTATCCTGATGATGTGCCTTGGGACAAGGATCAAATCCTTATCGTGACCATTGACATTGAGGTGGAGTGCGAGAACGGTTTTCCTGATCCAACGGATGCCGCAGAACCACTACTGTCAATCACGATGAAGAACCACCAGAGCAAGAAGATTGTTGTCTGGGGTCTGCATGAGTTTCAAAACATCCGTGAGGATGTAGACTATCGCTTGTGTAGAGATGAGGATGACTTGCTCATTAAGTTTCTTGACGAATGGCGCATGATATATCCAGACATTGTGACTGGTTGGAACACAGAGTTTTTTGACATTCCCTACATCTGTAATCGTATCAAGAACCTATTCGGTGAAGACTTTATGAATAAGTTATCACCTTGGAACAATGTGTTCGCCAAGGAAGTGTATCAGATGGGCCGCAAGCGGCAAGTGTATGATATACAAGGTGTGTCTGCACTAGACTTCTTTGACCTGTATCGCAAGTTCACATATACAAACCAAGAACGATACACGCTGGACCATATTGCGTTTGTAGAACTGGGTGAGCGGAAGGATGGCAATCCCTTTGACACATTTCGAGAGTGGTATCAGAAAGACTATCAGTCGTTCATTGAATACAACATTCAAGACGTGGAGATTGTGGATAAGCTAGAAGACAAGATGCGGCTCATTGAGTTGTGCTTGACTATGGCATATGACGGTAAGGTAAACTTTACGGATGTTCTGGGTCAAGTACGTTACTGGGACAACATGATATACAATCACCTACGCAAAAAGAATATTGTGATACCGCAAAAGAAGGATCATAAGAAGATAGAAAAGTTTGAGGGTGCTTATGTGAAAGACCCTCAAGTGGGTATGCACAAATGGGTTATGTCCTTTGACTTGAACTCGCTGTATCCACACCTTATCATGCAGTATAACATCTCACCAGAAACCCTAATGCGTAGCGGTGAAGTGAAAGAGGGAATGGTGGATGGCATTCTTGCTGAGAAAATCAGAAATGATACAGAGTATTGTATGACTCCAAACGGTGCTTTTTTTCGTAAGGATGTCAAAGGATTTCTACCAGAAATAATGGAGAATGTATATAATGATCGTGTCAAATATAAGAAGCTTATGCTCGAAGCTAAACAAGAGTATGAAGACACTGGTGACCCCGCACTACTCAAAAAGATATCTCGCTACGACAACATCCAAATGGCAAAGAAGATTTCTCTTAATTCCGCTTATGGCGCAATTGGTAATAACTACTTTCGTTATTTTGATCTCTTGGTCGCTACAGCAATTACAACGTCTGGCCAGTTATCTATACGATGGGTTGAAAAGTCTTTTAACATATATCTCAACAGAATCCTCAAAACTACTGGGGTTGACTATGTTATTGCGAGCGATACAGACTCGGTATATGTCACTTTTGAATCGTTGGTTGCTAAGAAGTTCAAATCTGGAGAGCAGACTAGCAAGATCGTCAATTTCTTGGATGCATTTGCAAAAGAGGAGTTGGAACCTTTTATTGACAAAAGTTATGAGGCTCTTGCTAAACGAATGAATGCGTATGACCAGAAGATGCAGATGGCTAGAGAAGCCATTGCTTCAACTGGTATATGGACAGCAAAGAAACGATACATCCTCAACGTATGGGACATGGAAGGTGTGCGGTTCAAGGAACCGTATCTAAAGATCATGGGTATCGAAGCAGTCAAGTCATCTACCCCTGCACCATGTCGAGAGAAGATCAAGCAAGCACTCAAGATCATCATCAATGGTGATGAGAAGGAACTGAATGCATTCATCAAAGATTTTCGTGAGGAGTTCATGAACCTACCACCAGAAGACATTGCATATCCCCGTAGTTGTAATGGTGTCGAGAAATACACTGCAACATCTAAAAGTACAATGGACTTGATAAGCGGCGAGACTGTGGAGTATGGTTTCTTCAAGAAGGGTGCCCCTATACATACAAAGGGAGCGATACTCATGAACTATTTGGTGGAGAAGAATAACCTATCCGCTAAGTATCCCTTCATACAAGAAGGTGACAAGGTAAAGTTCATTGCCCTCAAAGAGCCAAACAAGTATCAATCAAGCTCATTGTCGTTCATGACCTCTTTTCCTACAGAGTTTGGCATGGAAGACCTGATTGATAGACCACAACAATTTGAGAAGAGCTTCATTGAGCCGCTACGCTTCATAACAGACAAGATACAATGGGGCATTGATGGTGGTGATGGAAGACAAGGAACACTAGAAGATTTTTTTGGGTAAGGAGATAACATGTCAGAAGATTATGATAACTTCGTTGGTAAGAAAGCGGAAGTTGAGAAGAAGGGTACACTAAACGAGTTCCTTGGCATCAAAGATGAAGAGCCTTGGGAAAAGCAGTGGGTAGGCATGCCAGAGTTTGAGCAAGAGGATGACCCAAACTACAAAGAACTGCTGGTGAAGTTTAAGACAAAGGAAGACTATGAGAAGTTTAAGAAACTCATAGAGCAAAAGCTTACTGTGAAGACCAAGAGCATTTTCTATCCAAAAGATGATAGAGTGCCAAATCGTTTATTGAGGTGGATTGTAGATGATTAATCCAAAGTATCCCGTATATATCGTATCCAAAGGAAGAGCAAAGACTGGCGGCACTCGCAAGTCTCTTGACCGCATGGGTGTTCCCTATAAGATTGCTGTTGAGCCACAAGACTATGATGATTATGCTGCCGAGGTAGGTGAGAGCAAGTTACTAGTGCTACCATTCAGCAATCATGGTGATGGGCCTGGAAGAGCTAGAAACTGGTGCTGGGAACATTCTATCTCACAGGATGATAAACGTCACTGGGTTCTGGATGACAACATTGATGATTTCTATAGACTACACAAGAACTATCGTATTCGAGTAGAGAGCGGTGTTGTCTTTAGAGCGCCAGAGGACTTTGTGGACAGGTATGAGAACATAAAGATAGCAGGATTGCGCTATAGATTCTTCCTGCCACCAAATGAGAAACGACCACCTATCGTATGGAATACAAGGATATACTCCTGTCTCCTGATTGACAATGAGTGTAAGCATCGTTGGAGAGGTAGATACAATGAGGATACTGATCTCTGTTTGCGAGTTCTCAAGGATGGAGATTGCACTATAGTGTTCAATGCGTTTCTACAGGGTAAAAGTGCTACACAAACCGTGAAGGGTGGCAATACAGAGGAGTTTTATCATAAGGAGAATAAGGAGCATGTCAATAAGGAAAAGTATAATCCACTTGGAACAATGAACAAATCTCAAATGTTGGTTGATATGCATCCAGATGTTGCTAGGTTATCATGGAAGTATGGTAGAGTTCATCACCATGTAGATTATTCTGGATTTACTCAAGAGCCCATACTGAAAGAAGGAATAAATCTGAAAGAAATGCCTAAAGTGAATA